GGAAGTTTGACTACAACCTAGAAAAGCTTCTGAAATATATAGCTAGCCCATGAATAGGGTTTAGTGAATATTGCCACATACCAAGGGAACTCTTGTTTCAGATTTACATTCATTAACCTCTCCCCATCAAGGAGATCCTTTTTAGTTTGAGGAGCCTCTACCAATTTAAGATCATAAGGTAAAGGAGTTTTACATTTACTTTGTTCAATCTGAAGGTAGTCGGCTGTAGGTTTAAGCATATCAGTGATCTTGGAACTTCGTTCTACGGTCCTTTGTAATGCTTCTTCAAAAGACAAGTCGTAGTGAGTGGAGAAGGCATCCAAATCCTCCTCTTGTTCTCGAACATCAGAACGCCATTGGTAATAGGCATAGCCTTTCCCAGAATGGTCAAATATAACTCTGTCCCGATTTTTCTGGAACATAGTTATAAGAGCACTCATACCCAATGAGTTAAAACCGGGCTGACATTCCTTGATCTCTAATAGGCCCTGCTGCTTTATTTGATACTGCAGTGTGACCTGGCAGGCAAGGATAAGTTTCAAGAGATCGTAATCCATATGGACATGGACCTCCATTAACGAATAAAAGCTTGTAAATCCTTTAGGGAAAGGTGGCTTAAAGCAAGGTAATTGCTCTTGAAGTGTAAATGTAACCACTTTATACTTTCCATTACCCAAATGTTTATATAATTTAATGGGTAGCCTGAGTATTTCACTGACGCTAATTTTCTTATCAACATCAGAAAAATATAAAGCAACAAGCACGTTCATGGCATACTTCGTGACCGATGATAGGCCTAACATACGACCTAATTGTAATAAAGAATATCCTCCTGTTGGAGGTACAATTTCTTTGTCAATAATTCGACAAGCATTTATCATCGGGGCAAATAGGATCTTCGAAGTATAATCGATTAAAATGTTCTTATCAATAACTGTATAGTCATTAGACAATACATTAGTAGCTTTTGGGCCATATCTTAAAATACCCGGTACTATGTTGTCCGGATCAATAGGCTTAGCCTTGCGAACATTAAGAATACCAAATTGCCTCGTGCTCATGACGGAACAGAATTCGGAATAATCCTCTTTCCACAGAGTTTTGGTTTTAGAGATACGGAGATGAAAATAATCTATCCAATATCCAACTCTATCGTCATACTCGGAGGGTGTAGAAAAGTCGTCTCCGACTACTGCTCTATCCTCTTCAGGAACTATGGCCAACATGAGAACAAGTAGTATAACAGCCATAAAGCTGGGAAAAGACCCAGGTTCCCCTTGAGGGGTACCACATAAAAACCTCAAAAACAGGTCTTCGTCTTGCGAAAATATCCATTTCGATAAAGAAATAAGACGGAATAACTCCACAAGAGCGTCTCCGAACTTGTTATCAGAGAATATGCGCTTTAATATTACTTGTACTTGGACAGACTTTAAAACAAAATCAGATGCAGAGGTTAGATCATAGGTTGTTACACTACGACCCTGGTCATGCCATGATTGAACTCTGGCTACACCATCTGCTTGTGCCATATGAAAGGCACCTGATATATGTCCTAGGACTGCGGATACTCTATCCTGGATTGGATAAAGTAAAAGTTTAGGTGCAAAGGATGGAGAATAAATCCACCTAGTCTTATTACCGCCACCTCCGTCGATAATGCCCACCGCTGTACCAGCGTACATCTCTTTAAAACCATCCACTCGTGCTATGGCCTGAAAGTGTTCAATAGGAGGAAGAATTTCTCCAAAAACATATTGAACATATTCATAAATATTTTCCTTGGCCACAGCAAATGCAATGTTGTCTAAAGACTTCACTATATCAAGTGGAGTTAATTTGATATAGGGCGTCCTACCCCTTTTGTCATAATTCGACATTAATGTATGAGGATATGGTAAAAATTTCAAAGGACGTCCAAACTCCTTCCGAATAGCCACATCAAATTCCTTAGGGAATAAGAGTTCCATCCGTCTGACCATATTTCGGCCAGCAGCATTAAGCAATTCAGAGCCATCTTCTAAAAAGATATTAGTAAATGGATCAACAACAGAGCTAAGGTCGGCTTGTTTTCTATAAAAGTCTGACCGAGTAACATTCTTAGCCAGGTAAATACCTTTAAGTTGTGCCAATTGTAATGCATAATCTAAGTGTTTACTCTTAAGAGATAACTCAAATAATGCCTTAGTTGGTCCTTTCCAAGTAATATCTCCTTGGTTCCATAGTTGTATTAACAGGCGGCGTCCACCAAGTGGTTCTGCCCTCGAATGTATCGCTCTAATACGATCTTTCATAGATTGCATCAGATTGAATAGACCTTTAAGGCCCCTTGTCTTCTCAACATGCTCATAAAAATGAATAATCATATGACATGTGTTCTTTGACAAGTGAGTTGACAGAACATCAAACAGCGACTTATAAAATATTGTAGTCCTGAGTTCTTCAGCTTTTTCCATTGCAAATATTAACAAAATTGATATTTGGATATAGATGTACAATCCCTGATTTGGGATACCAGTAGAGTATGGAAATCCTAATACTGTTAAGTATAGGGTAAGGAGGTTCGAATCCT